CGGGATCTCGGTCGGCCATTATTCGTTCCCCGTCGGGATGGAGGGTTCGCCAGAAGCCACAGCGCCGTCACCCGGCTCGATCATCGGCTTCACGTCTCGATAGCGCGGCTGTAGCCGGGGGGTGGCGCGGTCCATGAAGGCGCCCGGGACGGCAGGCGCGCTACCGCCGCTCCCTCGCATCCGGTCCTCGACCCTGCTCATGTCGAAGTGCCAGACGCGGCCGCGGCCGTCCTCGACCTCGTGAAACTGATTCCCGTTTTTCGGGTCCGGGAGCTCGACGGTGTAGACGCCGTGGAAGAGGCCATCCTTCCCGGGCACGGCGACGAACCGTCCCTGCTTCAGCATGTCCGCAGAGATCGGCGTCTGCCCGACGTGAGGGTCCGCCCCCATCGCCTTGATGTCGCCAGCGTTCAGTTGCCCGATCACGGTGTCGAACTTGTCGGCGCGCATATTGCTCGGGACGATGACCTTGTAGCTCGACGGGCCGCTCCACCCGCCCCCCGCCGTCGTGACGCCGCCGTACTGGACTTCCTCGCCGGTGGACGTGTCGATATGGCCGCCCAAGGCGGCATTGTAGGCTTTGTCGACGAACGGTTGCTCGACCTTGCCTGTCGCCGGGTCAAATCCAGCCTGCCGGGCGTCGTCCGTCATCAGGAGGCGGGCGGCGGCGTTGATGCGCCCGAAGGCGTCGGGGCTGAATTTGGAGTAGGGGCCTCCCTGCCCGGACTGATCCGAAAGAGGGTTCGCCAGCACGTTTTTGGCGAGCGTCCCCTCAGTGAAGATCGGCAGGCCCTTTGCCGCTCCAGACGGCCCCTTGTCGTTCATCGCCGCGATCGTGTCGGCGAGACGGCGAATCGTGAGGGACTGGTCGACGTTCGGGTCCAGCGCCAGGCCGCCGATGGTCATGAACGCCGGCGCGTCGCCGCCGATCTGCCGGAAGACGGATTGGGCATCCGGTCCAGCGCCGCTCACGACGGCCTTCGCCATGTTGACCATGGAGTCTCCCCCGTACTGGCCGACCCGGCGCATGGTGACGCGCTCGTCCGGGCGGATGAACTGCGCCTCGGGCAGCCCCATCGCCTGCGCGGCCACCTTCGCCTGCTGGACTCGGTCGGAGATGTCCTGCGCCAGCGTCGGGCTCGCCGGGTCCAAGGCCTTCGGCGGCGGGATGAAGCCCTCGCGCGCGGCCCGGCCGATCGGGTCCTTCTTCGCCTCCTGCGCGAAATTCTTGGCGTAGTTCTCTTCCGATTCGACAACGGACCGGGCGATGTCGAGGCCCGGGTGTCTTGGATCGCTCGCAACCATGTTGTCGAGTTCGGCCCGGTCCCGCGCGACGGCGGCGGAAACCACCTCCGGAGAGGCGTTCCAGAGCCCCTTGATCCGGTTCCTGACCGCCTCCGCGACCGCGAGTTGCTGCCGAACCTCCGGGTTGGCGGAGTTGCCGAACGCGGAAACCATCTTCTGAAACCCGGCGTCCGCGTCCTGGCCGGAGAGGCGCGACCCCTGCTCCATGTCCTTGATGGCGGAGTTGATGGTGTCCTTGTCGCCTCGATCATCGCGCCGGGTGGCAGCGGCGGACTCGCGCTGCCACCGCTGGATGTCCCCGACGGCGCGCAACTGCATCTCGGCGCGCGTCTGCGGAGACAGCATGTTCGCGACGCTGCCCGGCGGGGGAGGCGGGAGCGCCGCCCATTGCGCGCCGGTCGCCCTCGACCCGGGCACGGGCTGCGAGGAGCCGTCGCCCATCGTGAAGGAGGCGGACCCATCCGGCCCGGTCGTGACGCCCGTGGCGCCCTGCGGCCACTTCGCCTGTGGGGGCGCGGCCGGGTGGACGGCGTCGGGCGGCGGCACCGCGAGCGGCGACAGCGGCGACGAGAGGAGAGGCTCGATCGGCAGACCAGCCGACATCCCGGTCAGGCTTGCCGAACCGGGGATCGTCATGCCCCCAGGGCCGGCATACGAGCGGCCGGGGATCGGCGCTCCATTCGATCCTGTGAAAGTTCCGTTCGCCATCTGCGAGAAATATCGGAGCGTATTCAGGCGCCCGGCATAGTTGTCCCCATTTTGCGGAGCGCTATTAGAATACCCACGGGGTTCCTCAAAGTGCATTTCGGCAAGAGCGAGGTCTTCCGGGGTCTTGGCGGAGTTAACGAGCGCAGATTCCGGTCTCTTCCGAAGCTCGTTCAGCGCCTCGATGGACTGCTGCTGCCAATCCATCCCCATCAGATTCAGGCGTTGCAGGTTGTGACCGAACAGGCCGTAGCCTTTCCCGCCGTCATGGACTGCAGTCTGGTTAAACGAGCTTTCGTTCGCCGCCGCCCCGGTCAGCATCAGCGCCTCGTTGTTGGAGGCTCCTTGCGATCGGAGAAACTGGTACATCGTCGCCGGCGACGTGAACCCACCTTCGCCTTTGGCGTCAAGAGGCGCCCGGTACGGAGCGTTGATCGCGCCATAACCCTGCGGAGACGGCGCGCCGACGCCCCCCGAGGCGCTCCCCCCGCCTGGGAGGCCAACGCCGCCAAGCGCCGGATATGCGCCTGGCCCCGCCGGCGCGCCGGTGTTGATGGCGAAATAGTTGTTGGCGTCCTTCTCGCCGCCGCCCGGCGCGCCGCGCTTGTAGGTCGTCACGACCGGGCCGCCCGATCCGGGGTTGCCGTTGTGCGCGGCCCACTGGTTCCAGAGGATGAGATCGCCGTCCGCCGTGTAGCCAGCGACGATGCCGGCGTGCGTCGTGTTGTTGCCGGGCGCGCCTACCCCCTGGCCGCCGTCGTAGCGATTGGACGGGTTCCCCGCCCGGTCCATGAAGGTCGCGACCGGCGTTCCGATCGGTAGTTGGTTCTGGACCGCGTTGGCCCCGCGCGCCCACAACCCCACCGGGGGCAGCCCGGCCGCCTTCTGGACCAGCGTGACGCATTCCCCATTGGGGAGGGTCGGGGCGATCGCCTGGATGCGCGCCGCGAGCGCGGGGTCTCCGCCCGGGGGCGTGACAGAGGCGCCCGTAGCGCCCCCGGCGGCGGCAGCGGTCGGCGCCCCGCCCGACGCGGCGAGCGGCATCTGTCCGCCTGGTCCCCATCCCGGCAGCCAATTCCCATCCTGGCCTATGCCATAGCTCTTTGGGTCTACTCCGGAAAAATGCAGGTAGCGCCCCCAATCGGCGGGGGTGTTCGTAGTCAGGGCTTTGGCCTTGAGATAGTCGCTCCGCGCCGCCGCATAATCGGAGGACGCGCCCTTCCCCCACTCGACGCTTTTCACCGGGTCGATCGCGTTCGTCGCGACGAGCGGCCCGATGACCCCCTTCACCCCGTCGAGCGCCTTCGCTGACGCCGCGTCGTCGTCGATCTTCGCCGCGTTCGCGACGATGTTGCTGACGGAGGTCATGCCGTTGGCGATCGCGCTGTTGTTGGTGAGATCGGTCGCCCGGCCCGCGAAACGCGAGCCTATCTCAGCGACGTGCGGCGTGTTCTGCGCCGTCCACATGTCCCGGGTGTTCTGGTCGCTGATCGTCGCCGCGATCTTCGGGACGAGGTCCGAAAACCCGGACTGGATCTCCTTGACCTTGGCCGGGTCGCTCGCGTTCTGCGCGTCGAGAAGCGCCTGCGTCGATGCGGTGTAGAGCGCCCCCGTCGCCTGCGCGTGCTGAAGCGCATTCGTCTTCTGCTCGTCTTCCTTCTGTTTCTGCTGCGCCTGGTTGAACGCTGTGGCGCCGATGTCGCCGATCGTGCTGCCGAGCTTCTCGAGCGCGCCGCCTTCCTCGTTGGCGGCCTTGCCGATGACGTCCGGGCTCCAACCCCCGATTCCCATCTTGCGCTGGGGCTCGGTGTTGATCTGGCCGACATCGTCGGCATTTGGAAGAACGGCCATGGGGCGACCTCATCACCGGAAGGTGTGGACCGAGTCGCCGCCGCCGCAGCTATGCGGGCGTTTCTACAGGAAGACCGAATTGTGCGGTAGGAGGGCGCGTTAGCCGTACTTGAACCGGCCCAAGGTCGAGAAGACCGATGACGCCGCATTGATGTTGGCCGCGGCGGTCTGTTGGGGGACCATGGATTCGGCAAGATCGCCCTGATACTTCGCCCCGGCCCCCATGTTCGTGAACCCGGCCGCCATGTCCTGCCCGCGCGACAAATCCATCAGCGATGCGTATTCGCTGCGCCCGGCGATGTTCTGGCCGAGCTCGCTCACCGAGCCCATGGTGGTGTCGAGGCCCGACCCGGCTCCGCGCGCAACCAGCGTCGACTCCACCAGCTTGCCCTTGCGCTGCTGCTCCTCCATCGCCCGCTGAGACTGCGCGACGGATGTGTCCGCCTCTTGGAGATATTGCTCCTGCTGGTAGGTCCCGAGCGCCTCCGCGTTCTCCGCCTGCTCGGCGATGCCCTGCTTCTGGACGTTGGCCCCCATGATGGTCGCGGCGAGGCCGCCGGCCGTGGCCAGCCCGGAGATCGCTGTCGCGGGGGTGATGGCCGCTATGGCGGCGGGGATGGCGGCGGCGAGCGGCGGCATGACGATCAGCCCTCCCAGATCCAGCCGGGCGCGCTGCGCGCGAACCCGAGGTGCCGAAGCCAGTTCGGCGTCTTTTCGTGGACATCGTCGGAGTCGGCCACGAACACCTTCTTGATCCCCAGCTTCTTCGCCTGCCCGAACAGCATCCGGGCGGCGCGGTGCAGGCTCACCGGGTAGCGCCGTCCTTCTTCGGAGACGTCGCAGAAAGCCACGCGAGCGCCATTAGGATACAGGGCGATCCCCCCGAGGCCAATCACCTTGCCATCGACGCTCCCGGTGAAGCCGAGGATCCGGCAGGGGACATCGCGCGCTTCCCCGTAGAGGTGCTCGAAGGCCGCCCGGCAGGTCTCGCGCGTGGCCGGCTGAAGAACGACTCGGTCAGCCATTGCTTTCGATCGAGAACGTGAGCGCCACGACGGTCGCCGGGCGCGGGGAGGCCGCCTCGAGATAGATGCGGCAGTCGGTGTCGGTGTCGCCCGACCATTCCATCCGGGGGAAGTCGTAGTCCGCCCAGATCGTGTTCGCCGGGACCTCCATCCCCTGCTCGACGAGGGGCAGGTCGTCGATCGGGGCCAGCGTGTCCAGGAACGACGTCCCGCCGTTGCGAACCGGGTTCAGCTTGACGGCGCCGTAGCGAAGCCCCTGGCAATGGGTGTTGTGCAGGACGAACCCGATGTGGTCGACCCGCTTCTTCTCGCTGACCGCCGTGCCCTGCTGCGCGGCGTAGGCGAGCTTGGTCGACAGGTAGGGGGCCTTGTAGGGCAGCCCGAAGGTGATCGGCGTCACGGCCTCGGGAAGCGCCCCGTAGCCCGTTCCGTCGAGCGTGAGGAGGCCCGCCTCGGCGTTCGGGCCGAAGACCTCGATGCCGTTCGCCCAGACCGCGATAGCCTGCCCGGCGAGCCACGGCGCGGAGATCGAGCTCGTCGCCGCCCCGGTGTAGACGGCGTGGCAGTCGACGAGCTTGCAGACGGCGTCGCCGAAGCATTCATCGAGCCGGGCGAACTTCTCGTAGAAGCGGCCGTTCGGGCGGTTCACCACCACGTAGACCTGATCCTCGATCGTGCCCGGCAGAACGATCACGTCCTCGTAGGAGCCAAGCGTCGTCCGGCGCCAGAACGCTTTCACGTCGTCGGCCTCGTCGTAGAGCAGGGAGACCATCTGGCCGTCCGCGCGCACGAGGTGGATGATCGTGTCCGGGTTCCGCTGCACTGCCATGGCGACGAACCCGCCCCCGGTGTACGCGCCCGTCTGCGGGACGAGATCGCCGACCTCGGGATAGAGGTTGGATAATTCCACCGCCTTGTAGTTGTAGGTGTAGAGGTCATAGACCGCGAGGAAGATGCGCCGGGCCGACTGGTTGATGAAGATGGCCTTGTTGTCGATCTTCACCGCCTGGATTGCGGCGGTCCCCTGCGTCGTCGAAAACCTCAGATTGAAATTCGTCGGGGTGAGGGGCGTCTGGATCGCGTCCGAGCGCGCGACGATGATCTGGGTGTCGCCGCCGCCGAGCAGGTTGTCGATCGAGAGCAGCCAGTTGATGTCGGCGATCGGCCCCTGCCCAACCGTGATGTCGATGTAGGACGAATCGCCCTGCTGGTCGAAGTCGAAGTTGCTGTAGTCGTCCGAGGTTGAGCCCCACCAGCGATCCGCGCCGGCCCACCAGAGCCTGCCCTCGTGGATCGCGACGGACGTCGGGTATCCCTGGGCCGGGCTCCATTCCGATTGATGCCAGTCGTAGGCTGTCCCGCTCGAAGTGAACGGGACCAGGACTTCGATCTCGACCTCCGTCGGGCTGACGTAGCCGGTAACGTGGCAGACGCCCTCGCCTCCGCCGCCCTGGTAGGCGATCGTGCAGACCGGGTTCCCCGTGACACCTGACCCGCTCACCCCGAGGCGATAATAGACGATCTCGTTGTTGAGATAATCGCACAGCACCTCCCCGGAGACATTGGAGGTGAATGTCTGGAAGGGGTTGAAGCCGGTCGTGTAGCCGTCAAATGAGCGCGACAGCGTGACCGTCCCGGACCATGTCCCGCTGATCGTGACGGCGTAATTGCGATCCGGCACGCTGATGTCGACGATCGAACCCCCGCTGACCTCCGACACGGACGACACGCCGGTCACGCGCACGGCGTCAGTCCATGTGTCGGGAAAGGAAATCTCTGCGGTGACGTATTGCTGCCAGTGGTAGAGGCGGAACAGGGTGCCGACGTCGTTAGGCGAAAAAATCGGCTGGTTGGCGGTCAAGGTCGTGTTCCCGACCGGCTGCGGGACGGAGAGCTTGACGGAAGCATCGCCGGGGACGGCGTTCATCGGCCCCTTAACCGGCTTGTAGAGCACGATCGACCACGACGTCACCCCGAACCGAACAATCTCGTATTGAGGGACGCCGGGCGCCGCCACGAAGATCACATCCGCCGACGGTGCGCACCGTAGCTTGCTCGGGGCCGCGAGGAGCGACGCCGGCCACGGCGTCGGAAGAACCATCGGCCCGGCGCCTTCAATCGCGATCGAAGCCACTTTGACCTGCTGGTAGCCCTGCGGCGTCGAGCTCCGGACGGTGCTGTAATTCTCCGACGCGATCGTCGTGGCGAACTCGACGTAGGCGGTCGCTCCCGTCGGCGTGAAGGCGAACGAATAGGTCCCGGTGTCCAGCGTCGCGCTGATGAACAGGTCGTCCGCCCCTTCCGTGGTCCCCACCCGGAAGATGATCGGCCCGTTCTCGACCACGATCCTGACAGCGTGCTCGACCCCGATGTCCGCCGAGGAGATCGACAGCGCGCAGTCGACCGCGCACGAGGCGCCCGGGTTGAGGTTCCAGATCGCCAGCCCCGTCCCGTCGACCTGCAAGGCGGCGAGGCCCGTCTGCCGGGAGGCGTTCCAGCCGACCGCGCCAAAGACGGGGATGTGGGTCGAGACGGCGTTCCGGGTGACGATGGCGTCGTTGACCGCCACCCGCATCGCGCCGCCGGTGAGCTCGATGACCGCGACGTCGTCGGCCTGCGCGACGAACGGGACCGCCTTGCCGTGCTGGCCTCCGTTGGGCTCCCACAGCATCTCCGACCCGGGCCGCAGCGTCATGGGCCCCAGCACGCGAGGCTGCCAGTTCTCCTGCAGTTGCGCGGCGAGGCGAAGGTGCTCGACGTCCGTCCGGCCGAGAACCTGGGGCGAGACCTCGCCGCGATTCATCGCGTTTAGGATAATATCCTGTCTAGCCATGTTGCCCCAAGTGGTGAGGTTAACTAATATATCTGGATGCTCGATCTCACCAACCAACGATTCGGGATGCTCGTCGCCCTCAAACGAGTGCCGCTCAAGGACAGCACCTCCGGGTGGCTCTGCCAATGCGACTGCGGAGAGCTATGGCGCGGCCCTACCAATTGCCTGCGCAGCGGTAACACAAAGTCGTGCGGATGTCGCCGAGGCGCGGCGACACACGGCCACATGCGTGGCGGGACAGGAACGCCGACATACTCGTCTTGGAGCGCGATGATCTCCCGCTGCGCCCACCCATCGAACCCCGCCTACACCCACTATAAGAAACTCGGCATCGGGGTATGCGACCGATGGCGCCACGGGGAGGGAGGGAAGGGCGGGTTCGAGTGCTTCCTCGAGGATATGGGCGAAAGGCCATCGCTAAAACTTACCATCGACCGCCGCGACAACGATGGCCACTACGAACCGGGCAACTGCCGCTGGGCGACAAAGCGGGTCCAAGCCAACAATCGCCGAACAAATAAGCTGTTTGAATATCAAGGGCGAATGATGACCTTCGCTGACCTCGTGCGTGCGACGGGAGTGGAAAAGGAGCTTTTGCGCCATCGCCTGTTGCGGGCGGGATGGACCCTCGATGAGGCTATCAATGGGCCAAAGCAGCCGGGGCGGCGACGCGACATGGAGCGCCCGAAAGCCGCCTAGTCGTCGTTGCCGCCGAAGGGGCTTCCCATCGGCAGGATGGATCCACGCGGCGCCCGGGACTGGACCCACGTCCCGTAGGGCGGCTTCCCCGGCGGGAGGTCCTGCGAATCGGTCGACACGGCCTCTGACTTAGCCTGTTTCATCTCCTTCTTGATGCGGTCGACCTTGTCCAACGCCTGCTTGAGTCGTGGGGCGCAAAGCCACGCCAGGCGGGCGGCGACGTATTCCGTATAGGCCGGCGTCCAGATGCCGAGGTTCAGCCCGTAATTCGGGTCGTTCGAGATATAGCGAACGTAGATCGTCCCGATGTTCGCGTACCAGAAACCGTTCTGGTCGGTGTAGTCCCGGAGCAGCGGGTCATAGGCCTCGTTGTCGGAGACCATGAAGGTGTGATTCCAGTCGGTCGGCTTCGGGAAGGCGAAGGCGAAACCGAAGTTCGGGACTTGCAGGGCCGACGCTTCGAGCATCACCTCGCGCTTGGCGAAGTTCCAGTTTCCCTGCGACAGACAATAGAGGTTGTTGTCGTCGTATTCGTCGTCGAGGTAACGCCGCGACTCCCGGTTCTCCGTCAGGTTGACGAGCTTGCGCTCCTCGAGGTGGCGGAGGGCCTTGTTGTAGAGGCCGAGTCGCGACGTTCCCATGTGTCGATCCTCCGATCAGGCGATGCGGCGGCTGTCCATCCGGACGAACTCGGCGAGCCACGCCCGGGCGGCGTCCTCGGTCTTGAGGGAGCCGTCCCCCTTGACCACCCGACCAGTCGTGCTGTCGACGACGCCCCACTCCTTGATGAGACCCAGATACCGGACCTCGTAGTCGGACGCCGGGCCGCCGGCGGCCACCGCGCGCGGCACGACGATCGGCTCGCCGAACACCCGGACCTCCGCCCAATTCATCCCGCAGCCGAACACGACGAGCTCGACGTAAAGGCGGCCGTCCTCGCTCATGCAGACGATCTTGTCGCCGCGGCGCAGCTTCAGCGCGACCGTCCCCCAGAACTTTTTCTCCAAAAGGTCGTTGACGGTGACGGTCTGGTCGAGATGGACGAGCCACTCGTTTTGCTTGATCTCGCGAGGATGGAAATGGCGTTCCTCGAGCGGTTTCGAGGGAGGGCGATCATGGCCGGGGACGATCTTCTCGGCGATCTCAAGCGCAACCGGGGAGGGGTCTTCTGGCGATTTCTGGGACTTTTCGACGGCCATAGGTGATTCCTTTTCGGTCACTGGCAGGCGTCAATTATCACACCGCCGCCCCGGCAAGCAAAAGGGCCGTTCCGGCGGGAACGGCCCTTCGCTTCGGACGCAAAGTCGCGGCGGCTTCGTTCGCGCCCGGAAGTCGATTACGCGCCCGTGACGATGAAGCCGGACGTCGCGTCGTAGCCGCTCGCGGTGTACGGGGCGGTCGTAAAATAACAAAGATGAACGGTCCACGGCCCGACCGGGCCGGCGGAGCCCACGTACACGAAGACTACGTCGCCCTGCGCCACGCCGCGCTTCATCGCGTCCGAGAAATAGCCGGCGCCGTTGACGGTCGCGATCGCGTCGGCCGTGAAGTAGACGTATTCCTTCGGATTGAAGGTCGCCCCACCGATCGCGGCGTCGCGAAGGAGGAGCTTGCTGCCATCGTAAGCCACTGTCGAAATCCTTTCCTAGACCAGGAGGGAGGCCCGCGCTTTACGCGAGGGCCGAGCCGTCGTGGGGGACCTGCACGATGCCCTTGGTCTGCAGGAGCTTGGAGCCCATGAAGACCGAGGTGCGCGCCCACGAGTAATCCTGGCGCTTGTGGTAGTCCGCCATGGCGGTGATCTCGCCGGAATTGACGGCGTGGCCGATGGCCGACCTGTGATAGGCGTAACAGAGCTCGTCGTTGGTCGAGTTTCCGGTGATGAGCGGCGTCTCGATCCAGTTGAACCCGCCCCAGCGCATCATCCTCTTGGCGGCCTTCGAGGCGCCGGTCGGGAGGTTGGGCTGCGTCAGGGGCTTCGCGTCGACCCACTGGACGTTCACGAACTCCTTGATCTGTAGCAGGTAGCCCATGAACCCCGGGGTAATGACGAAGTGCATTTCGTCGATCTCGTCGACCGGGACCTGCTGATTCGCGAGTTTGGTCCGCGCCCGGAGCACGAGCGAAAGCGTCGCGGCCTGCGCGGCGCCGGTGTTGTTCGTCGAGGAAGCCATCGCCGACAGGATGTCGAGGTCGATCGTGCGGTTGATGACCTTCATCGAGGTCTCTTGCATGATCCGCCGGCCGTCGCCTTGCGATGCGAACAGGTTGAACCCGGTGCGCTGCACGAGGTCGTGCTGTTCCACGAGCGTCGCGGTGTACTGGTTCAGGTTGTCGGTGCGGGGCGGGATCATGCCGTTCACGCCGCGGGTCTGCGCGACGGCGCCGCCGGAATCGGCGACAAGGAACGTGGCCTGGTTGCCCTTGATGACGGCCTCGGTAACGACGCAGGTCCGCAAAAGGGACTGCCCGACCTCGAAGCCGGCGATAAACTCTTCTCGATACTGGATCTGGAATGCGGTGTCGGACACGGAAATCTCCCGTCGAAAGAGAACTTTTCAGTTCGCTTCGGATCGGGTTTCCGTGGGGGACGTGGCCGGGTTGCCGGGCTTTGGCCGGGCCGGCGATCGGTCCCTTGAGGGCCTTTCGTCTGCTATGTCACCGCCCCCTCCCGGGCCGTTTCCGGGTTTCCGGGGAGAGGCGGTAACGGTCCTATATGCCGATTTGTTTTCGCTGTCCAGATAGGGCGTCAGCCCCGCGCGCCGGCCGCCGCGATCCGCTCCTTGAGTCCGACGAGCTCGCGGAATCGAGCCTGCAACCCCTGGGCATCGTTCCCCTTCCAATACTTGCTTTCGCGGTCGCGCATGAGGCCCTGCAGGGTGGCGTATTCGGCCTCGACGGTCTGCGCCGCCGCCTGCCCGTTGCCGGGGAGATCGCGCGCGTAGGGGTCGCCCTTCACGAACTCGGCGACGAGCGCGTTGAGGATGTCCGGGTTGTCGCCGATGCGGCGCCCGTCCGGCCCGCGCGCGGTCATGATGGTCGCGTAGGCGCCGTCGTAGCGGTCGAAGACGGTCTTGAGGAAGTTCTGGTTCTTGGTGGTCTCGCCGCCCCACAACTCGCGCAGCTTCTGGCTCGCGGCCTGGGCGTTCGTGGCGTCGCTCTCGTTCTGCTGGTCGACGAGCCGGTCCTGGTACTGCGCCCACCACCCGAGGTTACGTTTGACCTCGTCCGGGGTCGCGTTGTGCTCGTGCGCCCATTTCAGGAAGTCGTCGATGTGCGGCTTGTCGGTCTCGCCCCAGACGATGCCGTTGCCGAGATTGACGTCGTAGTCCTCCGGCTTCTCGGGGACGCCGTTGGCCTTGCGCCACTCGGCGAGCTCCTCGGAGGAATAATGGCTCGGGAGCGCCTTCCGGTATTTGCCGCTCGAGAGGTCCTTTTCGAGCGCGAGGAAGGAATCGAGGATCTTGCCCGGGTCGGTGAAGCGCGCGAGCCGCTCGGCCTTCTTCTTGTCCTCGCCTGCGACGAGCTTGCGCCAGTCCTCCGGCCAGGTGGTCGGCGACGGATCGCCCTTGGGCGCGGAGGGGTCGGCGGCGCTCGCCGGCGGCGCCTTCGGCGGCGCGGCGCCCTTGTCCCCTTCGACCTTCGGTTCCGCCGGGGGGGTCGATGCGACGACAGGCTCTACCGGCGGAGTCGCCAATGTCCCGCCTGCGCCCGTACCCGCGCCCGTTCCGCCGCCGACGCCCATGCCGGGATCGCCGCCGCCGCCCGCTGCGGGCGTGTTATCTGGATTTGCCATTGCCGCCTGTCTCCGGTATTCGGATTAGCGACCGTCTGACCAGCGGTTTGGCGACCAAAGCGCCCGTCGAGCCCCCGCTCGGCGGGTTTTTCATTGGGTCAGTCCCGCCACGTCGCGGCTTTGACCGCCCACATTTGCGCGGTCTGCGCCTCGGTGATGGCGATGCTGAACAGCCTCATTCGCTCCGGAGACGGCTTCGGCGCGGCCGCGTCAGCCGGCACATTCGCCGCCGCGCGTTCCGCGTTGCATATGTCGATGATCTCGGCGTACAGCGCCTTGAGCCGGTCGACCTGCGGGAGAGCGGACGGGTTGAACGAGGCGCCGACCGCCTTCTGTCCGAAGGTCGGCTTCTCGTCGGGCTGGACCTCGTGAATGTGGAAGTCGCAACCGCCGTGGACGTAGAAGTCCTCTTTCGTTTTCGGTTCGACAGTGCGCACCGTCTGGCCGCCGGCCATGATGCTCGTCACGCGGACCGGCCAGCCGGCATGCGCGTCAATGCTGATTTTGGTGGTCATAGATTTTCCTTCTGTAAACCCCGACTCAGTTGGTCGGCATCTCGTCGTCTTCCAGCCCGGCCGGCGAGAACGCGAGCCGCGGCAGCTTCGTGATGACGTCCGGCCCCATCCGGCAGATGCGTGCGATCTGATGCCCGACGAATCGCTTCCCGTCGGCAAAGACGTGGTCCCGCTCGTCCGGCCGATAGGTCATCGCGTCGACCTCGCAGAGCACATGCAGGATGAAGCGCAGAGCCACGCCCTGTTCGGCCTCGCTGGCGCGCCCTTCCATGAGAGCCTTGATCGCCCACGCCTGCTCCTGCGTGACCGACGGGGGCAGGTAGGGGGCATTGGCGGGAACCCTGACGGGAACGGTCTTGAATTTCTCCGCCAATCACATGCTCCCGCCCTGTTGCGGCTGCTGCGGCGGAACCATGCCGCCCTGCTGCAGCATGTTCGCCGCTGATCCGATCTTGCCGGCGGCGTCCGCGGCCTGGCTGACAGCGCCGAGCGCCTGTTGCTGGGCCTGCTGCTGCGCCATCATCTGTCGGGACTTCGCCTTGTCGGCGTCGGCCTTCGACTTCGGGAAGATCCATGTCGAGGGCGCGCCGGTGCCGATGAGGGCGTCGCGGAAGGCCTCGTCGACATCAACGTCGTGGACGACGGCCGGGTCCATCTGGACCGCGAGCGAGGTGAGTTGCCCGACGGACGTGAACGCCTGCGCATTGGCGGTCTGCTGCGCCTGCACGAGCGGCGATTCGAACTCGTAGACGATCTCCTGCCCGCGGAGCGGCTTCGGGATGTCTTTGACCGGGCCGAAGGCGTTCAGCCGGAGGAGCATCGTGAAGGCTTCGTCGCAGAGGGGGGCGCTGTATTCCGACATGATCGGGTCGAACAGCGGCATGGCGGTCCTGATGAACTCCTGCCACATCTTCTGCGTCTCGTAGGCGGTGCGGACGTGGCTAGTGTCGGGGAACTTGATCTGGTTCAGGAAGTGCCCGTTGGCGATGATCTCGGCGATTCGCTTCTCGCGATCGACGCCCCACCCGAGGTTCGGGTTGGAGCCGTAGAGGGGCTTCAGCGCCGGGCCCGTGCGCTCGTCGTACTCCGGGTCGACCCATGAGATGCCGCCGGCGAAGAGGTTGACGCCGCCCTGGATGACGTCGGAGCCGACCGCCTGCATCGGGGGATCGACGGCCTTCTGCCCGGCCTCGAGCAGCGTGAGCGTGATCTGTTGCAACATGCGGGCGTCGGAGATGTTGATGACGGCCGGCGGGCTGTAGCCGTAGACGAAGCCGGGCACCGTCACCCAGCGCGGGGGAACGTAGCCGAACTGGTGCTGTCCGACCTCCTCGAGCGTTGTCTGGTGATCGGTGTCGATGATGATGGAAGAGTGCTTCAAGGCGTAGCCGACGCGGCGGATGCCCTCTTTCCCGGCCTCTGTCTTGGCGACCTTGTCGTCGTATTCGTCGCCCGGCATGACGATGTGCCGGATCATGACGGGCGTCATCCCGCCGTCCTTCTCCGCGAGCTTCTTGACCTGCTCGCTCGCCGTCTTCGGGAACATCTTGACGAGGTTGCGCGCCGGGAGCGAGTCCTTGACGTGGATGGTGTCGATGAACCCGTCGGAATTTTCCGCGTAGGCGACGTCGCGCATGTGGCGCGCGCGGAAGGAAAGCCCGGTGAAATCCTTGTTCGGCCGGACCCGGATGCAGGCGTTGCCGATCGAGGCGAAGCCCCTGTCCGCCTCCTTGGTCGCCCGGTCGAAGCCTGACTTCGGGGCGTAGAAGGCGCGCCGCATCACGTCGCCGGCATAGTCCATCCAGCGCAGGGAGGTGATGTCCTTGTTGATCTTCTCGATGTTGGTTCGGGGGTGAAACCAGACCTGTCCGGGCGGTCGCAGCGTGGCGCTGATCGCGTTCGCCAGATCCCGGTTCGCCATCGCCGGGACGCCGGTCATGAGGTGCGAGGCGAATTCCATGCCCATGGATCGGGTGTACGTGTAGTCGGCGTTCTCCGGGTAGAATTGCTCGGTGATCGCCTGCCACAGCGAGAGGATCGGCGCCTTCTTCGAGAAAAGGGCGTCGCCGATCGCGAGGAGGTCTTTGGCGGTCGAGTCCGACACCGGGGCCTCACTTGTTGGCGTTGCCGAGCGCGCCCGAGGAGAAGGTGTCCGCCGCGGTGCCGGGCGCCTGCCGCCCAACGACGGTCGAGGCGCGGCCCGCCCGGCGCGTCGCCGTCATGGCCTGGTTGTTCGCGGCCTCGGTGACGGCGGGGGCCTGCTGGTCCGGCATGGGGGGCGCGACGGCGACCTGCGGCGTCGCTGGGGTTGCGGCGGCTTGTCCGCCTCCGAAGATTCCTGGCATCTATCGAGTTCCCCGTTTGATGCTGGCATATCCAACATTCGCGTGGGATGGCTTCGACCGGGCCGCCGCTTCGGAGTCCGCTATCGCGTCGTTGACGTCTACCAGAAGGTCGGGGTGTATGTCATCTGGCCCGAGATCGAGCACCATCCCCTTGCCGGGGACGAAAACATAGCGGCCGACCTTCCGGCGGACCGGCTCGTAAAGCTGCTGCTGGGGGTTGTCGGAGCTCATGGCGCTCCCACCCTCTTGATGTTGCCGTACCCGACATTCGCGCGCGCCGGCTGGCTGTTGCCGCGGTTCGCCGCCTGCTTCCGTTTCTGCGCCTTCTCGCCGGGCTCCCAGGCCATGACGACGGCGTCCGCCTTGTCGGGCGATTTCTTGAGCCGCTTCCGGATGTCCTTCTTCGACTCGATCTGGATGTCCCGCTTGTCCGGGATCAGCATGGGCGCGCCGAGTTCGGCCGCGAGCTCCGGATCGGGCGGCAGGCAGATTTCGGAGCCGCCCGGCTGGTCGGGGCTCAACGCCTCCCGAAACCGCCACCACGCTTGCGCGCGCCGGTTCTCGAAGCCGCGCCCGGACCCGTCGTTCGCCTTCCCGACGCCTTCCTCGACGCCGTTGAACCGGAGGTAGGGGGTCGAGTTCGATTTGAAGACCGAGCAGACGTCGCCGCCAAAGCCGCCGCCGACGTCGACCACGATCGGCGCGCCGTCGCGGCGGTGGCGCTCGGCGAACGCCGCCTGGGTGGGGCCGTCCGGGGCGTCCTTGCCCTTCGCGATCTTCACCTGGTCGAACCAGAACCCGTAGCGCGGCGCCGCCGCCACCCGGTCGATGCCGCCCTGTCCGACGTCGAGGCCGATCGCCGTCATGCGGAAGCCGGCCGGCGGCCGCGGCGTCCAGCGCGCCTGCGCCGCCTTGATCCACTCCATCGGGATCACCTGATCTGGCTTGTCCCGGCGGGCCGCGAAGAAGTTGCCGTCGCGCATGGCGGATCGGTAGGGCTCCTCCATCTGGTCGAGGCGGCTGTCGTATCCGGTGTTCGCGAGGAAGGGGTTGTTGGCGAGGAACCCCCGGATGAAGGTTCGCGACATCGGCTTGACCGGGCGCTCCTGCCCGGGGAACTGAATCGGCTCAGGCCCGTCGACCTCGACCTCGTCCCCTTCCGGGTCTCGAGCGTACCAGCGGAGCTCGCCGTCCTTGGCCGGCTTCGGGTGCGTCGGGTCGAGCCACGGCCGGAACATGCCGACCAGATATTGCCCGCGTTCGTCGATCGGCGGGTTGCTGGCGAGGACGACTCGGGTCCGCTGCTCGGACTCGATCGAGCGCACCCACCCGATGTGATAGCGGACGACGTCCTCCGCGACCTGCGCCACCTCGTCCACGGCCTTCAGGTCGAAGGGATGGCCCTGCCATTGGTCCTTCGTCGCGCCGGTGAACTGGATGAACCGGCCGTCGTCGAGGCGCATGGAGGGCGGGTTCGAGCCGTTGAAGCCCTTTCTGGTCCCGACGAGCCGGATCAAGTCTTCCGTCAGGGCGTCCAGGTCGTTGTACTGCTGGCGCATGATGAGCGAACGCCGGTGGTCCGAGATCGCCAGCCCCAGGACGAGACCAGATTTCCCGGCGCCGGCGCTCCCGCCATAGAGCAGGACGTCTGCCGGGGAGAAGAAGGCCGCCATCTGCGGGCCGGCGTTCGGGATGAACTTCGCGTTCGCCGTCGCTGCCCCCGCGGCCGCGGCGATCGCGTTCCGGTCGGCCTCGGACAGCGATGCGAGCTTCGCAGCGAGCTCGTCCAGCGAGAGGGTCCGCCAGCCTTCGATCTCGGACAGTGACGACAATCCGGGCTCCCGTGCATGGATAGGTGATTCGCGTTATACACCGTGCCGGGAGCGGCGGCCCCGGACACTGTTCACGGTGGACCCGGATGAGCCGCAAACCCCGCCCCTACAATCCCACTGAGGCGATGCTGCACCACCTCGGCCAACGCCTGCTGGCGCTGCGCATCGAGCTCGGCCAGGCCATCAGGGGCGCGCCGGAACCAGCCCACCGTGGCCTCGGGGCGACGTTCCGACTCGGGCACTCCCCGATGGATCACATCGGCGATCCCAACCCGCAGAACATCGCCGGGTTCGTGGACATCGCGAATATCCGCGATGCCATCTGCGACGTCGAGCGGCAGATTTCCAGGATCACGGTCGGGCCGTTCGTGGAGCGCGGCCTCGGGCACGGCTTCCAGATGGGGCGCTCACCGATGGGGGCTCCGGGTCCCGGCATGTATCCGGCGGGGACCGCCCAGCCCGGCATCTTCCCGGCGCGCACCATAGCGGACGATCTGGACGACTTCAGGGTCGGGGATTCGGAAATTGGCGGCTGAGAAAGGACCACGCACTATGAGCAGACTGAAAATGATCCTCATGACGACTGCGCTTCTCGCGCCGGGTGCTGCCTTCGCGCAGGCGACGCCAGAGCAGATTTTTGGCCTCACCGCGCCGCAGAGTTGCCCGGAATGGCCCCTGACGACTGGCTGGGGCCTGAACTGCGTTCCATCGGTCGCGATGTGGGACAAGCTGTTTTCGAGCAAGGCGGACGGAGCCGCGACGCCAGCTCTCTCGCCGCTGACCTATGGAGCCAAGGGAGACGGCCTCACGGACGACACAGCGGACGTCCAGACCGCAATGAACGTCGCCGTTTCGGCGGGGATCCCGCTCCTCTTCGACGGGACCCACCTTTACAGGATCACGGCCCCGCTCACGGCCTCCGGGAAAATTGACATCGAGGGCACCCTCCCCGGAGGGAATGATGGTGTCAGCAACGCAAAGCTTTGCACAAGTGGTCTCGTCACGACCTCGAACATCAATCTCCTTGTGCTGACGGGCGAGCAGGCCATTGTTCGCGGCATGTGTCTGCAAATGGCTCCGACCGGCCAAACTGCGACGGCTGGTACCGCGATCATGCTTGGCGGCCATCTCGGCTATTATCAAGCGCACGACGATATTTCTCACAACACGATTTTTCGGCCGTACTACGGGATCGAGTTTGGTGGGGACGGTGGTCTCGTTCGAGAGAGTCAGGCAAACGACAACATCATTCGTAGCCCCGGCGCCATCGCCTTATCAGTTGGGAGGGGAACGACTGGCGGAAGCACGGTCGGGATCGAACTTGTTAACAACCGGATCGGGTGTGACTACTTCGACGTGAACGGAGTAGGATTTGCTTTCTTCAATGGTGCAGTAAAGTGGGATGGGACAACCTCAGGCCCGGCCGTCTGCGGGATCAATACCGAGATCATTCCCGGCGCAGGGCAGAACGTCAATGGTGAGTTCACCGGAGTTTTGGGGGACAGCGCAGGGGATAATGGCGGCGTCACAAACCCCATGGAGCTGTATATCGAGCCGCAGGCGGCGAGCGGAACTGTAAGCTGGTTGTTTTTTCATGATGTGTGGGCAGGAGCACTGTCAAATGCAGCCTCGGCAACGAATGTGTATATTGGAAATAAGTTCGCAGGGAATTGCTCAAATATCTCTTTCAACGGACTCACTGCCCATTCCAACGGGCATACGCAGACAACGATGATTGATATTGAAGGGTGCTTGAATATACTTATCACAGGAAGTGATATTGATACTTGGACTGGAACTGTAACAAATGGCATACTGCTCAATGATAACAATGGGCTTGGGCCGAAGTTTGTAAACATATCTGGGAACCGTTTTGGCAATGTCGCTAGTGGGCACATGACAAACGGCATCAACCTGCAAACCAACGGATTAAGCGATCTTAACTATCTGACCGTCAGTGGGAACCAGATTGGTGGTGAAGGGTTCATCACAAACCCGCTTGTAACGGACCTAATCCAAGGACAGGATAGCTCCTATTGGACGGTGGCTGCGAATGAAGGTGTAGATGATGCCTGCCCGACTATCGCAAGTGCATCGTCGATCAATCTATCTGGTTATAGTTGCGTTCACCTTACGGGGACGACACCTGTGACGACATTCTGGCCTGGCTGGTATGGAAGGAAAGTCACCGTTATCGCCGATAATGGACTGAGCCTCAACACTGGTGGGTCATACCCTGGGATGTGTGGCAGCAACATTACTATCCCGTCGGCAGGGATGGCTACGTTGCAATACAACCATCAAAATGGTTGCTGGATGCACCAGTAAACAAAAACGGGGCGCCCGTGAGGACGCCCCGCTCGAAGCCGCCGAGAATTTGGACCCGATCAGGGGTGGTAGCTCGCCGTCGTCAACTGCGCGCCGACGACCGACTGCACGCTCAAGCAGGCGCAGGGGTAGAACGCCGTCTTCGCCGAGTCGACGATGCGCAGAACGAAGATCCCGCTCGCGTTGGTCTGCACCGTGAGCGCCTTCGCGGCGGTCATGACGCCCAGGATGGTCCCGTCGCTGGTCTCCGCCGTGATGCCGCCCGAGGCCGTGGTCGCCGTGAGGCCGGCTCCGGTCGCAGCGTCTGACAGCCAGACGTCGATTTCAAAAAGGCCAGCCACAGCGTTCGCGGCCAGATCGACGATCTGGAACGTCACATCGCAATAATACTGCGTCCCGCCGGCGGCGTTCGTGATCGTAACGCCGGTCGGGATGCCTTTGCCGCCGAACTGCGGGATGTTCCCGGCGGCGATCTGCTCGGCGAGCTTTCCCGCGGTGTCGAGAAGGAGGTTCCCTGTGCCGTCGAGGCCGAGATAGGGGCTGTGGACTTCGATGAGTTTCTTTCCGGCGGGCATCGGTCTTATCTCCGAAACGGCCTTGAGGCCGGGGGTGCGCCGCCGAGCGCGCCGCTTTTAGCACATTGGCGACGCGCGTGGAAAGGTGGTCACGGCATGAAGACCTTGCCTCCCTCGCCGGCCGGCGTCGCATCGCCCGGCTTTACGAGCCCGTTCTTCTCGAGGAACTCTTGGAACTCGCTGCTGTGGACCCGGATGAACCGGATCGTCGCCCGGGCGAAGTCCGGCTTCCCGTTGTTCCGCTCCGCGAGGTCGTTGACGAGGTTCCTGATCCCCTTCGAGAGCTCGTCGTCGAGCCGCACCGCGGCCTGGTGGCGCAGGCAGACGTGCAGGTCACGGATGGCGGTGATTGGCCGGCGGATCTTGGTCGGGAAGCCCTTCCACGGCACGCAGATGACCGGCGCGGCGACCGCCTTGGCGCCGCAGTCCGGGTGATCGCAGGTGAAGCCGCCCATGGACGTGCCTTCGATGACGCGCGCCATGGGGTCAGCCCTCCCGCACGATCGACATTAGCTCCCGGAAGTCGGAGAACCATGCGCTCTTGACCTTGGGAGGCCACGCTGGGTCGAAAGC